CGCTTGAATTGTCTAAATATCCCATATGTTTTTACCTTATTTAATATAAATATACATGTTGTAGTTTTTATGGTTAAACTAATCTAAAACTTCCTCGTGCATTATCTTGATTTTGATATATCAATTGGTTTGGATTAGCCGTAGTAAATTCTGCTACAGGTCCGCCATCAACAGTTTGTGTTGAATTTATGTTGAAATCAGCAGAAGTCATTTTAGCACCAGAATAACGTTGATTTTCAATTCCACGCGGCAAATAATCTTGTATTTCTGCAAAACTACCCGTAAATCTACGTTCAACATTTATTCCGTAACTAGAAGATCCATATGTACCAGATCCGTAAATACCAATTGGTCCAGAACTAGTAATTGCACTGACACTTCCTGAAACATAACGTAATTCTGATAATATGCTACTAGTATAAGTTGGTTGAAATGCATCACTTAACCAATATGGCGTTGATGCTGTTATATAAGTACTTCCAGATTTAATCAAATATGTATTTGAATATGTAACTCCATTGTATTTTTTTGCAGTTGATGCAGTTAAATACATTTGCCATTGATCATCATCTTGAGCTGTAATTGTTAAAACTTTTGCATCCATTTCGCCTAAGTATTGCAAATAATCTCCAGATGCCGTAACTTTAGAATTTGATATCAATGAATTATAACTACTATCAAACCTAGCTAAATTTGGTAAAATTTTATCTTTACTTCGTTCTAATACATTTGGCTGTACTAATATTCCTGTTAATTTGTTAGTACGAGCAGGAAGTAATTGATCTAATTGTCGAAAAAATGATAAATCAAACAATGTAAACATGTTGATATATGCATTTATATCGTTTCGATCTGCATATTTTTTCCAATATGTTTGTGCTGCTTGTATTAATTTTGGATATGATTTAGAATCTGTTTCTCCAGGATCGCCAATATATTGATCTAAATTAACAAAACCTAGTTGTGCAATAACATCTTCATCAATCATTGATTGTGGAGAAAAATATACGCCTAATTTTTTGCTGTCTAATGGTGCTTTATCAAATTGACTTCGTTCTGCACGAGTTTTAATATCTAATCCGCCTATCAATTCATTTTGTTCAATTCGTATTTTATTGTCATCAAATGTTCCAGCACCAAGTGATGGTGCATCATAATATTGAGTTTCTTCATATGAATCATATGGAGTGTTTATTGACCAACCGGCAAATGATGCCGAAATAGTTGAAGCTTTTGGTTGTATGCCTGATAAACTACTTGTTGTTGCATGATTGATTTTTTCATTAAGTGGCAATCTAAATATCAATTCTGAATATGCATCGGAATTTGCATTATATGCTCCTGCAGCTTTAACATGATTGTTAAACGCAGTTTCTGATAATGATGAAGACCACAAACGCAATTCTTGTAATTGTCCAACAAACCGATTTGCACCCGTACTAGTTCCGCCTAATACGATTGACCCAGTTACCCCAAATGATGCAGTTGCAGATGATGAAACCGCAGCAACAATTTTACCATATTTAGATTTTTTTGCAATTAAATCTAAATTAGTACCATTTGTTTTTATCATGGTAGTCAACCATTCGTCATTGTATAATTCAATTAATCCAGAACCAGTTCCGTTAATTTTTATTACACCTTTATTGCCGCTATTAAATTCCAATGTTACCGCATTTGAGCCTATATTAAGCAGGTTCATTGTGGTTGGAATAGATGGATTTGCTACAACGTCATCTGGTCTAAAACGAAGTTCTACGGTATTGATTGATTGTGAATAATTTACAGTTACCGTGCCCGCCGTGCTACCACTTAAATCTAATGCATAATTAAAATTGTATTTTTCATATATCGGAGCTCGTTCTAATCTAGGCCCACCATATTCATTGATACTTATAAGTGATTGTGGAATTCCATAACAAGCTAATAATGCTTGTATGCTTCGTTTAGTTCCTTTAGATTTAAGTAATAATGGTAAGTTGTTAACAATGCGACGCCAAACAGCATACGTTGTATTTTGTCCTGATACAGCTGGATCGCCAACACTAATTGAACCTGTTAATGGTATGCCGACATCATTAGTGCCCAATACATATTGCCATAATTCTTGAGATTGATTACCGTTAGTTAAAGTCCAACCAAATTGTTTTGCTATAGAATACAATAATTCATTAGGCATACCTAATTTAGGATTTTCTTCTCGTTTATTAAACAATGACATGTGTCTAACATATGTATGTAAAATATCATAGTGTTGTCCCAACATGTTGGTAAACATAATCAAATTTTCATTAGATGCATCTGATCGTATGAATTCAGGAATTGTATAATATAACCAATTTATATTGTTAGTATCATACAATGATGCCGAATCATACAATCCATTATACCAAGAAGTAAACGTATTGCTATTTATTGATACCAATGAATACGGTTTTGTAGTATTAGTTTTTGGAATTGGAGTTATATAACTTCCTGTTATTTGATTAACATTGACAAATTCTAATGGTATATTATATGTAGTTAAATTTGATGATGATTCAAAATAAAGATATCGTTCAAAATCATCAAATCCACTGATTAATGATGTTTTTAAATTTATTAAATCTTGTGCATTTGTAGTTGCAACACTACCAGATAACGTTGCAACAGATAAACTTTGACTGGTGTATAAATCTAAAAGTTCTAATTTATATTTGAAATTAGTTAATCGTTCTGTAGCTGAACTATAAAATACAAAATTATTAAAATCTGAATAATCTATGTTTAATTTTACACCAGATAAACTTCCAGAAAAATATGCATCTACAATTTGTTGTGATGTTTGTGCAGAAGAGCCTAATAGTTGCGACCAAGTTTTAAAATTTGTTTCGGCCGAAGTATCTGTGATTGATATTGCCTGCCAATTGGGACCAGATAACGAATTAAATGTAGATTTTGTAAATGTAGGAATTAATGATACTCGATCAATATACGGATTTTTTTGTTCTTCTACTACCCAACATTTAAAGTTTGTTTCAATGTTTTCTGGTAATGGTTCGTATAATTTAACGTATAAATATTCTCCAATTACAACACTATTAACAAATAATACACATTGATTTCTACTAAAATTTAATAGATATGATTTATAAAATTGATCAGATGTTTGATTAACAGTCTGAATGTAATTTGTAATTTGTTGCAAAAATTCAGGATCTTGATCATCAATTGCACGTAATCTAATTTCTGTACGATCTGGAGATATTTCATCAATTCTTAAATGTTGCCGTTCAAAACTACCAATTAAATTTTTAAAAAAATTAATTACAAATCTAAAATTACCTGCAGTTAATTTTAAATCTTCAAAAATTTTGTAAATATTTATTCCAATTGGATTATTTACTAGAATAGATTTATTAGTTGTTTTGTCTTTAAATTCAGGTAATTTTTTTGTAACATTTATTCGATGTTGACCCGTTATCCATTCGGTTTCCGTATATACATGAAATTCTAATGTAGAATTTAAATCAGAACCTATAGTTACTTCTGGATAAAATGCATTATAAGGATCAGTTGCAGTAAATTGAAATTTTTGACGTTCAATTCGTTCAGCTGAAATAGATGCTACCGAAGAAAATATTTGATTGATATTTTTATACTGATTAAGCATTTATCTCCTGATTCCAAAGATCTACATTTTTACTTGCATCAGTTATTACCCAATATGATTGCAATGCATTGATGGTATGATACCTCGTGTCAGATCCAGGAAAACTTGTTGCACCAATATTGAATTGATCTCCAATTTCAAATTCCGAATTAAGAATAACAATGTCAATTTCTAAATTTTGAACTTCATATTGATTTATTGATCCGGGTATAGTGGGGTATACAGCCGAAGTGTTTTCAAAAGTTCGAAACGTTCTATTCAATCCTTGTTCTGATGCACGTATTATAGAAAAAAATGCTACGCCAGCATTGGATGCATCGGGTGCATCATATCGATGTTGCAGTTTAATTCTAAATCGTAAATCTACACCAGAATTCTTAAGTTCTTTTGAAATAGTATATGAATTTGGAAATCTTTGCGATATGCCATCTAGAACTTCACCAAATTCAATTCCGGAATAATCGTTAAAGGTTTTGTTTGTTATACCAGAACGAATTTCATCTACAGAAAATGATTCTTGTGGTATACGTTGATCAGCTGATGGACGATATCTTGCAAATACAATATCTTGTGATTGTAAATTCAAATCTAAATCTAAATCTAGATTAGTTAATTCTTCATCTACTCGTATAGGGAATTTATAATAGTTGAATTGCGTGTCTAAAACACGCAATGCTGATGCATTAATGATTTTTCTAGTAATTGGTTCTATAATTAGCAACGGATTGTTAGAATTTTGCTGTAATACAATAACTCCATTTTCATCTCTAGGAACAACGTTAACGTTATTTGAAACATACGTAATTCCTTGATTTTGATATTTAACTTGCAAATCCGATAATGAATTTGTTAAACTATTCAATAACGTATTACTATTTATATTGACCATTTATTACCTAACTACTTTAAAATAAATTTGGTCGTTGATATACTGTTCCATAAATCCATCTACTATTTTAAGATTTAAACGATAATTGCGTTCTGGCATAAAACCGTTCATATCTAAATAAATGAAATTACTAGTACTATCACAACTTACTTTAGTATAAATATCATCAAACGGAATAATGACCTCGTCAGTTGCAGCATCCGAAATTGAATAATATGTAGTAGTTGGTAAATGTTTAACTGTTTGTATAGGAAATAAATTTGTTGGAGATTTTTGAGGATATTTATCTCGACTGTAAATTCTTACTTTTGCAATTTCCGTGTCTTTATATGTTGGTTTAATGTTTGTATATACAACATATGATTCCGTATTGATACTTTGCAAAGATCCAGTTGCAAAATTGCTATCATCCCAATACATGGTTAATCTAGGAACATAAATGGTATGAGTTTCTCTACTAAAAAATCGTACATACCCAGCAACATTGCTATTAGATTCATCGGCATCGGAAAATTTTAATAAGAATCCGTTATTGGCAATTGCATTACCGCCGCTACCAGATTTCCAAAGCAAAACAGCTTCGGTAACATCCATGTTAATATCGGTAGGTCGATATGAAAATCCTTCTGATTCTTGCAATCCCGGTTGATAAAAAAATACTTGATTGAAAAATCCGGCATTAAAAACTCCCGAACCCGATTGATATAACCAACTTCCGCCCTTGCCCGAACCAGTTGCATACAAACTTGAACCATTTATTTGCACGTTGCTACCAGATATCCAATTGGTGCCACTATATGGAGAAAACGACCAAGATGCATGAGGCTCTGCCCAACTAACACCATCTTGTGTTGTAGCCGTAGAAGACAAAAATCCAGTACCATTTATCCATGGTTGTGCAACAATTTTTGCCGAAATTGAATATTCAGCCGGTAAATTTTTTGCATGTGTCGTAAACAACTGCAACATAAATTTACAATCGTTTGCACTTAATGAATATTTTGATAATACTGCGTTGATTTCATTTAAATCGAATTTAATCAATGCTCTAGATTTTAAATAATTAGATCCATCAGTATTTAAACGTTTCCCAATTTCTAAAATTTCATCTAAACCAGTATTGTAAGATTCAGCTGATTCATATAATGTTGCATCTTTTTCTGCATAAAATATTCTAAACATGTTATCCTAATTTTTTCACCGTTAATTTAGATGGCGTACTATTACTAGTAATAAGTGTAATGTTTGCGTTTGATGGATTAATTAATACTCGATAATAACCCGGTATTGCAATGTATTCAATCAATGTTCCAGTTACGGTTTGATCGTTAGTTCCTTCAACTGATTTATAATCATTGAATAAAGAAACTAAAGAATATGCACCAAGTAAGGTACTACTAGTTGCTAATTTAACTAAAATATCAACATCTGCACCTAATCCGCTTAAATATACTTGTGAAATAAATTCATAATATCCTGGCTGTTTAATAAAAATTGTTGCAGTTGGTAATCCAGAATTTGACAATTCAAAATTAGATATAGACGTATTGTAATCGGTTGTATTAAATTGTATGTTATTATCAACGCTGTTTGTTAATGAAACGTTATTAGTACTATTAGAAAATCTTGCTACGGGCATTGCAAAGTATGATGCTGTTACTGCATGAGATGCCGTTGTAGCAAAAGATGCAGTACCTGTTAACGTTCCCGTTAATGATGCTGTTATAAAACTTGCAGTAATTTGAGTAAATGACCCGGTAATCGTTGTTAATGTATTGATATTAGCTAAACTACTTGTAATTGTTAAAAATTGTCCTAACGATCCGGTTATACTGCCGGAAACATTTCCTTGTACATCTCCGTTATGAATACCCGATGTAGTGCCATTAATGGATCCGGTTATAGAAGTAAATACTGCTGTTGTTCCTACTATATTACCAGTAACATTACCAGTTAAATTACTTACAACAGCTGTTGCAGAAATATTAGGAACAGATAACGTATTAGTATTAGGATTATATTGAAATCCGAAGGCTGATTTAAGATTATTAGGTCCGGTACTATTGTTTGTAAATATTATAAAACGATTTGCAGGTGTGTTATCTAATTGTATTTGAGCATTTTCGGCATTAGTTGCATACGATGCCGTTCCATTTAACGATCCCGTAAATGACCCGGTAAATAATCCATTAATTGATAATGTACTATTCGGGGTTGCTATTGAACTACTAAATGATTGCAATCCAGTAATTCTAGTTGAAAAAGAAGCCGAATCTAATGGATAATTAACGGTATTCAATGCCAAACTAGCTGAAAATGAAGCAGAATCAATTAAATACGAAGTTCGATTTGCAGCAATACTAGAACTATTTGCAGCAATACTAGATGAAAATGATGAAGATACATTTAAGAAGCTACCACTCAACGTGGCAATGCTTGCACTATTAATTATTATGTTTGCAGCAAATGATGAAGAATTGGTTAAAAAACTTCCACTCAAAGTGGCAATGCTTGAACTATTTGCGACGATGCTTGATGAAAATGAAGCAGAATCAATTAAATACGAAGTTCGATTTGCAGCAATACTAGAACTATTTGCGACGATGCTTGATGAAAATGAAGCAGAATTAATTAAATATGAAGTATAATTTGCAGCAATGCTTGCCGAAAATGATGCCGAATTTAATAAATAATTGTTTTGGTTTGTGGCAATGCTTGATGAAAATGATGCAGAATCAATTAAATACGAAGTTCGATTTGCAGCAATACTAGCTGAAAATGATGCAGAATTCAATAAATAATTGTTTTGGTTTGCGGCAATGCTTGCACTATTTGCAGCAATGCTTGCCGAAAATGATGCCGAATTTAATAAATAATTGTTTTGGTTTACAACAATACTAGAACTATTTGCAGCAATACTAGACGAAAATGATGCAGAATTAATTAAATATGAAGTATAATTTGCGGCAATACTAGAACTATTTGCTGCAATATTAGAACTAAATGAAGCTGAATTTGCAAGATATACACTACTTGTCCATGCTGTAAAAGAAGCCGTTGTTAAAAACTCCGGAGTTACTGATATCGTTAATGTTTTAGTACCTGGATTTGTTGTTAACGCAATATCATTTCCTGCAGTTAATGTAATAGTATCTGTTGCATTACTAGCAACAATGCTACTTTGTCCAGTAACCGCAAATGTTGTAAATGAACTACCTGAATAAACTCCAGATCCGGATACATTTCCATATAATGCAGCCGATGCCGTATAATATAATTGTCCAGTTCCGGTATCAATTACAACTACATTATTTAAATTTTGTTGCGTAGTTGCAGGAACAAATAAACTATTAGTAACTGTTAAATTACCGTTAATAGTTTGACTACCAGTAATATTAACAGACCCAGTAATATATACATCTCCAGCTTCAAATCTATGTCCTGCCGTGCCAGCAATATATGAAATTCCAGCATTTGTAGCGTTTTCTTCAATTGCATTAGTATATAATTTATATGCAGAATCAATTATAACATCTCCTGCAAAATCTTGTTGTCCAGTAAATGCATTAGAACCTGTTGTTGCAACTGAACCGCTAAATATTTCCAATGCCGTTGATCTATTTGCAAACGATGCTGAGGCATTCTGATATGATGCAGTGAACGACGTAAATTGTGTTTCGCTTGCATAATATGTATCTAAACTAGAACTAAAAGATTCTAATGCTGAAATTCTAGTAGAATTAGATGCAGATACATTTAAGAAGCTACCACTCAACGTGGCAATGCTTGCACTATTAATTATTATGTTTGCAGCAAATGATGAAGAATTGGTTACAAGATTAGCAATTCCGGAACTAAACGATGCTGATGTTGATAAATAACTAGATGATAATGTTGCAATACTAGAACTATTAATAATGATTCTTGACGCAAATGATGCCGAATCAATTAGATAATTGTTTTGATTGGTTACGATGCTTGATGAAAATGATGCAGAATCAATTAAATACGAAGTATAATTTGCTGCAATGCTTGAACTATTTGTGGTAATTCTTGCAGCAAATGATGAAGAATTGGTTAAAAAACTTCCACTTAATAAAGCGATGCTAGAACTATTTGCGGTAATTCTTGCGGCAAATGATGCAGAATCTACATTGTAAGTAAACGGACTTCCGGTTATCTCATAATTAGTTCCAACTGTATTTATAATGATATTTGGTCCAGCAACTAAACTTACATACGATGCAGTTATTGCGCGATTTGACCAACTTGAAGTACCTTGTAATGATGCTGTTATTCCTTGAGTAACAATCATTGAACCGGTAATACTCATTGAACCAGTTAGTTGAACTGATTCGGTTATTGCTCCGGTAAAAATATCATATAAATCTGATACAAAACTTGCCGAAATTAAACCACCAGCAACAATTTGAGCTCGATTTGATGATAGTTTGCCCATAATAAATGATCCTTTTTTGTATAAATATGTAATTAGTAATTAATTACTCGACCTTTTATGTCCGAATTAGGAAATTTAACTTCAAAAATACTAGGATCTAATGATGGATAAATAACACCATTTTTTGTAGCACTTGCTAAATCATATACATTACCTGAATAATTTTGTGCAGTATCATATAGATTACTAAACGATAAATTGATAACTGATTGAACTCCTTTAATATTTGCTAACAACGTCATGACTTGTGATTTAATAATTGGTTGATTTATTTGCCATTTATTAATATTAAAATATGAACGTACTTCATTAATACAATTCAACAAAACTTCATTGCTATTATAATTTGAAAGTACTGTTATTTCAAAATTGATTCCAATATTGATAATAAATGCATCTTTGATATTAATAGCATCTGTTAATATTCTGTAATAATTTAGGTATGTTTTTAAATTTTCCTTGATTGCAGTATTTAGTGCAACCAATTGGTTGTTTTGATTGAATCCTAAAACATATAAATTCATTGCTAATGGATTGGAAATTCTTGTTTGTTCAAATTCTTGTTGTGAAATTTGATCATCGGGTACAATATATGCTTTTGCAACACTACCAAATTTTGCCGGCATTGAATAAGCACGAATAATATAATCATCTCTAGTTACTAAACGATTTTGTGTAGCAAAATTTGCCAATGCATTATTTTTAATATCTTGCAAAGAATCTGCAGATTTTGCACCTATTGCAGGATCAGGATTATTAACTGCAATAGTAGATTTTACAAAATTAATAGTTGTAGCATTAGCTGTAGAATTAATATCTGAATCAAACTCAATAAACGTGATTTTTGTTAATGTATTAGCTAACACATTATCACTAATTCCATTGCCTGTAGTATACGTCACTGTTAATGTAGTATTTGATGGTGCCTGTCCATATGTTTTAGTATATAAAAAATTTGATGGATCTATATCAACATTAACATTTTTACGTATTGCAGATAATCCATGACCAACGTTGCTAGGGTTAGGAATAATTTCTTCATCGTTATTATCAGAAATTCCAGCTCCAAATTGTAATTCTAATTTATTATCACTTCGCAATCTAGTAATAAATCGTTTTGCAGTTTTTCGCATTTTTAACAGGTTTGGAACGGCTGAACGATATGAAGATAAATCTGGATCATTTTCTGCCAAATTTGCAACTTCTTCAAAAATTGTATCTTGTGCTAAGTACGGAACTTCATACCAATTATCTCCATCAGATTCTGTAACAGAAACAATTTCAATAACATTTGTATCAGATAAAACTATTTTATCATATGCAATTGCTGCACCAAATTGAAATGACGTTGTATTTATTTGTCCAGAAACTGCTTGTACTTGTTTTTTCAATAAAAAATACGTAGGCAATTTAGTTACAGGATTACTTTCATATATCGTAACTTCTGTAGTATCATAGGAAGATGAAAATGCAAAATTAATTGATTCAATTGTTCTAAATTGAGATTGACCATTATTTTGTTGAATGCGCATCCCTGACTTAATAGATAATGCATAATCATAATCCGGGCGTACGTTGCTTCCAGAACCAATTGCAGGAACAAGTTGATATACATCTAACATGACATGAGCCGGTACAACATTTTTTGGTTGATATCCTAATGATTTAGCAATATCATATATATTTCCTCGTTCCGTTGCTTGTTCTAAAATTGATTCTTTTAGATTGATATCCATATAATATGAAAGAACATCTCCAACATATGCAGCCATGTCAATAAACAATGAACCGGGCGAAGATTGATTGAAATCTGTGTATGTATCTGGAAAATATTGTCTAGTAAATTCTATTAAATTTCTTCGAAATTGTCCAAAATCTTTTCCTAAATACGAAACATCTTTTTTATTATCCATGTTATTCCATTTTCCTTTTAAGGAACATTTTGATCTACTATTTGATTTGGTTGAACTATCAATGTTCCATTTTGATTTGCTGAAATAATTATTTGTGCAGATATATCTAAAACGGTTAATGAAATAGTTAATGTAATTACAATGTCATTTGTTAATGCAGGATCTTCATATGCCGTAACTATATCAATTTTTTCTACGTTTATATCTGGTAAATATGTATCAATTGCAGTTCGTATATATGTGTCAATATCTTGTTTTAAATCAGGATCTAAACTAGAATTTGGTTCAAATAATATATTAACTAATTCTGTTCCAAAATTTATATCTCCTAACAATTCTCCTTTTTTAGTAAGCAGCAACATTTTTAAATTTGCAATGGTTTGATCCAAAGTTTTAAACTGAGATTGAAATATATTTTGAGTAGATATTCCTAGTCCGTATGGAGTCTGCGTTGTTATAGTACTACTATCTACTACTAAATACGGCACGTTACATTCCTTTCTTTTTGTTAATTGCTTGCATTAATTTAGAATAATCGCGAGTCATTGCTTGTTGAACTTCTTGTGGAACTTGTAATATTTTCCCA